GGAATCCTTCTGTATAAAGTTTGAATATTTCCTATCACAATAGGACTATTTATATCAAATTTTCCACTACCTATGACTCCAGGCTCAATTCCAAATACTTTTCTAACTTCATTTTCCCATTGTTTTCTTAATGTTAAAGTATGGGTTACTACTAATGTTTTCTGACCTAATTTCTCAGCTATTGCTAAAGCTGTAAATGTCTTTCCCCAACTTACCCAAGCGTTAATTATACTACTATCATTTACTTCATCATATACTGATTGCTGACTTGGTCGTAATTCATACTTAAATGAAGGAAATTCTACAGGTTTAGTAATTCGTTTGTCCTTAATCTCATGGTCAAATGGGATTAAATCTATTCTTCCCGAAGGAATTGTTACCAAATCTTCTCGAATAGTCCCCATATTTTTAATTATTATAGGCGGGTCTGAAAACTTAAATGATGGGATAGCATAAGTAAGCTCCTCATCAATTTTCTTTTTTGTATGAGGTAAAACGTCTAAATATATTCTATCACTTATTACTGCTTTCATACTAAATAATTAATTAATGACATAAATGCATATATAAGAAACATACAAAAGAAAGGTGTTATAAAAGCTAAATATAATATCGTTTTATTCATCTCCTTTAAACCACCATTTATGTCCTTTAAACCATTGTACTAATGAATATCTCATTCCTACAGTTACAGGTGTAACTTCATGATATAGATTAGAAGGAAAAATTATAACAGTTCCTTGTGCTCTTTCTATAGGGTGTCTATCATAATCAAATATTAAATCTCCGCCCTCATAATCTTCTGATTTAGAAAGTTGAACACTTACACTTAATACTCTATTATTCTCTTCGTCTGCGTCTTTATGTAGCCCATAAAAATCATCTTTTCTATAGATTGCAAACTGTAAATCTTCAGCCTCTTCTATTACATAATTATCATAGTGTGTTGTAACCAATTCATGTATGTAACTTTTAAGAAAATGATTATCTATAAAAGATATATTTGTAGACCTTCCTTTAGATTTTGTATTATTTTTACCAATACCTGCGTCTATTAAAGGGCGAGTTAATCCCTCTCGAATAATAGTAGTACAAGCCATTTTTGGTATAATTCCTTTAAATATTTTTATCATAGTTTCCTTACTTGGTGGAGCTGATAGGAATCGAACCTACGACCTACTGGATGCAAACCAGTTGCTCTCCCTACTGAGCTACAGCCCCTATTTATTAAAAGTGTATCTAATTTCTGTTTGGATTTTACTTTTATGTTCAAGTTGATGTTTAAATTCCCATTTTCCTTTAAATGTCCAATTATCTTTATTAAATTTATAGCCTATCTCTCCTGACTCGCCATGCCCTGATAGGATTCCTGCTTCTATAAACATAAAACCTTTGTCCATTTTAAATTGATAACCTGTTCTGAAATGATTTAAGTTTTTAATATAATTATTATATTTAAACTCTACCTCATTTTTATACTCTATATAGGGAGCAGCCGCTAATTGCGACACCATACCTATTAGTAAAATTATTATTTTCATATCTTTCTCCAAGTATCTTTTTTCTTTTCCTTCGAAATATCATATAAAACCCAAGGGATTCCTTCTCTATAAAGAACTCCTGCCCAAGACGAATCTTCGGGCAGGGGTCTCCTAAGAGTGAAAGGGAAAGGGCAATCTTTAAGCCATAACACGCTTGCTATGGTCTTTTTTTCCACTCTCAAAATCTTATGATATTTTAAATCGGCTTTATACTTTTTTTCTTTTGTAAAAAAGAAGCCTAAATTGTCAATGTAATGCTTTCCTTGATGATTTAATAAAGACGGTATATCATCAATCATATACTTTAAAGGGTATATACTTTTCATCGGGCTTTGTAATCTTCTTATCCCGATTGTCTTCCCCCTCATATTAGTATCATCTAGGACTTGGTCTTCTATCCATAAAATTCCATCTATTAATTCCACATTGTCTGTATGTACAACGAATAGAGGGAATTCTAATGCATCATAAATCATACTTATCCTCAAACTTTCCAAATGAATAGTCATCACCTACATCAAAGTCACAACCTACTGGAGAGCCTGGGATACTTAATCCTCTGTCTTTTTGTACACATTCTCTTACTAAATAACAATAAGCATCTATTGCTGTTTCTGATACTTCTGCTAATATCGAGTCATGTACTAATGCAAATATTCTTGCTTCCGAACCCCACGGCATACGTTTTAATTCATTGTGGGTATCAATCGCGCCTAATAAATTTATATCTGAAGCTATAGACTGTACTAGGAAATTTAGTCCTGACCTAACTTCATGACTGGCAACTCCTTTATTGTCTGATTTAACATTTGGTAATCTTCGCTTTCTTCCAAAGTGAGAGTAAATAAATCCATTATCCATAATATATCTTGAAGATTTATCAATCCATGCTCTTAATTTAAAGAACTGTCTAAAATAATCATCAATAACTTCCTGTGCTTCATTTACACTAAAATACTTTCCAGAGTCTTGAGTTACTTGCTGAGATATTTTATTAGCTCCAGCTCCATACATTATTCCAAATGTTACAGCTTTTGCCATCTGTCTTTCAGTTTTATAATCATCTGCAACTTTATCCACTTCACAAGGTAGATTGAATACTAACTTAGCAATACTACTATGAAAGTTTCCTCCATCTTGAAAGACTTTTTGTAAATTTTTATCCTCTGATAGCACAGCAGCTACATATACTTCTGCTGTTGTTAAATCCATAGCAACAATTTTATTCCCTTCTTTAGCCCTAATACAACCTTTTACAATAGGATTATCTCTAGGAATTTGTTGCATATTCATTTTCCCACTAGAAGATAATCTTCCAGAAGTGGTACTATGAATATTGAAGCCTGTTCTTAATCTATCATCTCCATCAAGCTGTGGTAAAATCTTATCCAAATAAGTATTCTTAATTTTTGACTTTTGTCTAATACTAAGAATATGTTTTGGGATATCATGTACTTCAGCTAATTTCTTTAATACTTCTGCATCTGTTGAATAAGCTCCTGTAGCAGTTTTCTTACTAGGTTTTAACCCTACATAATCAAATAATAATTCTCTTAGTTGAACTGTACTATTTGGATTAAATTCTTTTTGTTTTATTCTTTCGAAGTTTTCTACTTCTTCAAAATCATATAATTTATTTACTGCTTGGTCTATATCTTCTTGCATGAGAACCCCAGCTTTTGCTAGTCTATCTCTATCGAAGGGAACTCCTGCATCTTGAACATCTGTTAAAAATCTACACGCTGGAATTAATATATTTTCATATACTGACCATAGTTTTGGATTCTTTTTAACTGCTGGGTATAATTTTTCAAATATCAATAGAGTACAAACTGCGTCCATCGCAGCGTAATCTTTCATTATTTCATAAGGTACAGAATCCCAAGTAAAATCATCTTTGAGTATTCTATGTGCTTTTCTATACCCATCTATCCAATCATGTAAAGGTTTTTCATAGTCTCCATAAGGAGTATATTTCATTGCAAGTTGTTTTAATCCGTGTGTTCCAGGCTGTTCTTCAAGACAATAATGAAGAAGCATTGTATCATGAAAGTGTGGAAATTTAAAATTGAAATGATACTCAAAGAAAGCTAAATCAAACTTTGCATTATGAAATACTACTGCTTTTCTATCAAAAAGCTCTTGCATCATTCTTTCTGCTCTTTCATCTATTATGTCTGTAAGTATATATGCGCCTTTATTCTTTTCATAGGACATACTGAATCCTATCATATATCCATCTCTAGGGTATAATCCTGTGGTTTCTGAGTCAAGTCCTATAAATTGATTATCGTGTGTAAGAGCATTGTCCAGAAATATATACAGGTCTTGCACATTATCAATTCCTTTTGCATTATCTTCAGTTACTTTTACTACTTTTAATTCTCCTTTTATAAACTTAATTATATTATTCTTACTCTCGTCCCATAAAGGCTGAGCTTCGGGTTTAAAAGAAAGCATAGCAGGGTTAATAACAGGCAGAAACTTGTCATCTATAACCCTGCCGCTGTACTCTGTAACGGAAGTAGCTTTTGTGTAATTCTTTAGTGCCTCAGAACCAACCAATATGACCCAGTCATATTCATCTATGTTAACTTCTATATCAACATCTGCTTTTAAAACTTTCTTTTTACTACTGTCTGAGCATAGTGCAAATCTATCAAATTCAAAGGCGTTTTCGAACCTGTCTTTGAAGTTTGTTCTGCTTGGTTTGGTTTCTATAAGTGCAATTTTCATTATTATATTATATCAAATTTTAAGTGCCATGTCAAGAACTATATAACCGTTCTCTTAAACTGTGTACCTTTGACTCAGCAAGTGCGCCAGGATCGATGTTGGCACCTAAATTAACATTTCTAGCTATCAATCCTAGTCTATCCGCTAACCCTTTAATATTTTCAGCGGCTTTTTGTCCTGCTTCATCTCCATCAAATACTATATCTACTCCATCAATGTTTTGCATTTTTAGTATTGCTAATTTATCTTCATCTACATTGTTTGTTCCAAAACAACAAACTGCATTAGATAAACCCTTGTCGAAAAGATTTATCATATCAAAAATCCCTTCGACAAGAATTACCTTGCCTTTTATAGGTTTTACACTAGAGGGGAAAAGAGGCATAATGGCTTGGGGAGGATATATTAAGTACTTTGGCGTTTCCGTCATAGTCATATGTCTACCATTAAATGCTACTACTTTTCCCGTAATGTCACGAACAGGAAAAACAATTCTTCCATTAAAACTCCTGTCGTGGTGTAAAAAAGCTTCAAAATGTTTATAGGTTTCAGGTTTAATCCCTCTCCAATTTCCAACATAAGGGGTAAATCCTTTTGGAAATTCCAACCCTATACTAGAAGCTCTTGTTTCTTCGATTCTTTCTTTAAGTTTTTGTCTTTTAATTTCTAAGTAGTTGGCAGCGGCTCCAAAGTGCTTAAATAAGTTTCCTCTAAAGCCACAAGAAAAACAATGAAAAATCCCAGTTACATTATCAATTCTCATACTAGGGTTAGTATCTTCGTGTTCAGGATTTAAACATTTAACTAATAAGTCTCTGCCAGAAACTTTAAAGTCTAAATTCTTTTCTTGTAGTAGTTCTTCTACTCTCATTTTAGCTTGTTATTATTGTTGCTATTATTATTACTGCTATCACTATTATCCATATCGTTTTTTGGCTCATCATGTTTCCATTTTAATTCTTCGCCTAAATCTTCATAGTCAGTCATCTTTCTTCCTTGCCCATCAACTTCATGTCCATAGTATAGGCTTTTAAATACTAATTCTTGAAGCTGGAACCAGATGGCTATTGCTTTTTTTCTAAATTCTTCATCTGCCCATAAATAAAATACATTATGGTAATCAGCTAAGAATCTATGAACTGTTATATTTAAATCAAAATCTGGGTCAATCTCTTCTTTGATATGTGCTACTGCACGAATTCTTTGACTGCCTGCTAAAGGATACCAATTTGCCATAGTTAATATTGGGTTTTTCATACCTTCTTTTAGTAGACTTTCGACTAAAGGTTCATTAAGCGGTACACCATGTATGTTTCTATCCACAGTTTCTTGTTTTAAAATAAAATCAGTAGTTACTTTTCTTACTTCAAAAGGTGGAACTGCTACTAAATTAGCAGATTTTACTCCTATTCTATCACTTACCACGATAACCTGCCTGCCATCTTAAAAACTTATCTACTAAATTTCTAGGCTCTTCTGCATATATTGTCCAGCTTTTTCCGCCTTCCCAATTTTCTTGTATATGCACATCTCCGTTAAAAAAAGCGGTTTCAATTAAGCCATTACTACCATGTATGTATTTTACTCCTTTACCCCACTTTTCTGCGTCTTGTTTAAGTCTCGCTTCTTCTACTAAATCACTATACTGCGTCATGTATTTCTTCTCCTGTTGCTAAACTGTCTTTGATTGCGTCCCGTTCTTTCGGGTTCATTGTTGACTGAGGGCCTATTTTAAGTGTTTCCCAGTCCATAACACTTGTGAATCCTTCCATCTTTGCTGCACGCATTTTAGTACAATTAAATGTAATACATTCATCTTCTGGAGCCCAAGTCTCTATAGTGAATGCCGCATCTGCTGCGTCTAAGATACCTTTCGCAAATCTTGCCTCTCCTGTATTATCAGTTTGATAAGGAGAGAATACAGGAACTTCATATTCCTGTGCTATTGATTTTAAAGTTTTACTAACTTCAATTTGCTCTGTCCAATCATATTGTCCAGAGCGGCTTGGTACATTGCTTCGTTTTACTTGATTTATATAGTCTACTATTATAACACCAACATCTGTTTGATTAAGTTTACTCTCTAATTCTTTGCGAATACGAGATAGACTTAATACTGGGTCATAGACTACATCAAGTTGTCGGTCTTTTGTGAGCTTTTTCTTCGTGAGAGTTTTATGAAACTCATCAAAGTCTCTATCTTCATAAAAAGCTGGTAAGTCTTCGTGTCCTTCTTCAAATCTTGAAGCCCACCATTCTGCTACTCTATTCCACTCAACATCTGTAAGATTTCGAGTAGTTAGTCTACCTACTGGTACCCTAGCTCCTAGTGCGCACATTCTTTGAAGTATAGAACGACTATCCATTTCTATTGTAAAATAGATAGAGCTTCTACCTTGATTATAAACATTACTTGCAATATTGACACAAGTAAGTGTTTTACCTGCTCCTCTGCGTCCCCCTACAAGTACCAAGTCTCTGGGGGAGAATTTCATTGATTGGTCATAATCATCATTAAGACCAAGTGGCAAGTATTTTTTCAAATTCTTTTCAGAATCAAATAAATTAATACTTGACATATCTTCTTCAGGTGGTTTTAAGTCCACTCTATCTCCAATATCTAAAACTATTTGTTGTAGAGCTTCTACATTCTCTTCAGCAGCTGATATAGCTACTGTTTTTTCTATAAACTTATCTAACTCATCTAAGATTTCCCCTTGTGCGTATTCATTTTTTAAATACTCCAAGAGAAGCCAGGCGTCAACATCAATATCGACAGCCTCAATCGCAAAAATCTTTTCTTGTAGTTTTCTATCACGAACGGATAGTTTTAAGTCTTCAAATGTAGGTAACTGATTGAAGTTCTTCAGATGTGTACTTATTAATCTGTGGAGAGCTTGGTATTCCGCAGGTAAATAATTCTCCCTTAGGCTACCCCAAGTGTCGAAATCTTCCTGTGTTATAATTTGCTTCAACAGAGCTGAAGTCAAGTTCATACTCAATGTGTTATCCTCCCAGACAAAAAAGGCAGAAGAACTTAATTGTTCCTCTGCCTAGTTATTAACGAAATTTAGCTAGAAGCTTTTTCTTTTCTAGCAGCGCCATCGTAATCAGCACAAGTTAAGCCTCTTCTGGTTAACATTGTTTTAACGCCTCTTACGGTTTTGCCGATTTCATCAGCGATAGCTTCAACAGTCATGTCTCCGATATCACCATTTAATTCAGACAAAGGGTCGGCTTTACTTGAGCCTTTTGTAACCTTTTGTCTAGGTATAGCGTTAATGTCGCCAGACCTAAGCAAGCTAAGAGCCTTTCCTCTTATTGAATTAACAGTCTTGCCAAGTGCATCTGCGATTTCTTCAACAAATGCTCCGTCATTTACCATAGAAGTAAATGTGGCTTCTTCTTCGGGAGAGTAAGTTCTGACTGATTCAGGCTTCTCAGCTGGTTTAACATGGGAAGTTAATTCCATTGAAAGAATTTTCCCTTGTATTGACTTAGCAGAGAATTGTCCGCCTTCGAAAGAAGACGCAATGTCTGCGTAAGTGTACTGACCGCTGTTGTCAGTAACGAATTGTGATAGAGTAGCTTCTTGCTCATCAGAAAAAGTTCTGTGAGATACTGAAGATGCTAGCTCTACATCAAATCCCATTTTTCTCAATTTGCTAGATACACTTCTTGTAGAAGTTTCTAGGTGCTCAGCTGCAGCGGCAACTGTTGCTTGAGAGATTGGGCTTTCTGAACCCACGAAGTCTGTGAGACTTTGAGTTCTGTCATCTGTCCATTTAGGTAATGCCATGTTTTTCTCCGTAATTTATAAAATTGTTTTTAGGTTTGTTATTATTTGAACACCCCGTTCTCGGGCTGCTTGTGTTTTTGCGGATTCAATTCCGCTTTCGTTTACTAAGATGGTTACATCTTTTGTTAAACTATTTTTGACAAGGTAGCCCATTTTTTCTAATACTTCTTTTGCGGCTGCCTTTGTTCTATAGCTTTTTAGTTTTCCTGTAATACAGACAATCCCTTTTGTTTGTTCTGTTTTTTCTTGAACTGTAGTTTTCCAACTAAAAGGTAATCTATCGTACCCGTCTGTCCATTCTTCGTAAAACCAATCTAGTAAGTTATCTGTTGCTTTGGGGCCTAGTCCTGCTTCACTACATACTTGCTCGTTCAACTCTAAAAGCGAGTTAACCTTTTCACATACTTTTTGAGAAGCCGTAGTCCCAATTAACTTTATCGAGAAAGCTGGTAATAGGTCTACTAAGTCCACTCTCTTACTAGCTTGAATTTCTCTGTGCAGTTTAACTGCCAATTTCTCGGATTGAAGTGCGTCTATCATCATTTCAAGAGGCAGCTCGTATAAATCAAAGAATGTTGTAATCTTTAACTTCTCTACAGTTCTAGGGCCGAGTCCCTTAATTTTGAGTGTCTTTGCAAAGTGTTCAATCTTTTTTGATGTCTTTCCAGAACAAGCTGGATTATTACAAAAAAGCTGGTCTTTCTCCCAAATCAATGTCGTACTACAAGTAGGACAATGTGTTGGGGGTTTTATCGTTTGCAATTCTTCTCTCATTTTTTCACTATATATATTATAACAAATTTGAGATGCCATGTCAAGAATTATTTTTCGGGAAGTCCGAGAGAATCAACGAATCAATTTTGAAACACTCTGTATGACCTCCAAACTTGATTTTTGGTTCATATTTGTCATGTGTATAAATTTCGTGTAAATACTGTTCTTGTATCCACACATGGTAAAGGGTATCAGTCCAAGTTCTTTGAATACGGATATCGTATCCTTTAAAACCTCTGCTACGCTTTACAATGTGTCTCCAGTCCTTCCCTGAAGCTATTCCTACTTTAATACACTCTCTTTCAAATGTTTTTCTATTTACTAAGATAATTCCGTACAATACACCCTCTTTTTCCATTTCTTCGGGGTGATTACGAAAATATGTTTCGTTATATACACCTGCCACTATGCATAGTATCCCATTAAGAATCCTATGAATAATACTAAAAATGTATATGCTATTAATTGATATGCGTTCAATCTGCTCTCCTTACTATTCTTGGGATTATTTCTCCACTTCTTATTACTTCTACTTGACAACCTATCTCTAGACCTAACCCTTCAATATGTGCCATATTATGTAGAGTTGCTCTACTTACCATAGCATCATCAATCTCTACAGGTTCTAGAATAGCTACTGGAGCGACTACTCCTGACTTTCCTACATTCCATAGAACATCTACTAAGGTTGTTATAACTCCTTTTTGCCTTCGTTTAAGAGCATAAGCTCCTTTAGGGTGTCGTGAAGTGTACCCCATTTTCTCAAAATCTTCATAGTTATCTACTCTGAATACTAACCCATCTTGTGGGTATTCATTCCAATCTGCATCTAATACTGTGCTAAGCCCTAAGGCATTTTTTAACACAGACATAGCTTCTGAATGACTCCGAGTTAAATGGGGTTCTGCATTGTATGCAATAAAATGAAGGTCTCTAGTTTGGAATTCTTCTACATCTTTCAGATTAAGTGCTCCAGCAGCATAGTTTCTTGAGTTCTTAATAGTTTTTGGAGCGACTATTTCCCCTGTTATTTGTAATACTTTTGGAAGTGTATGAAAACTGTGTCTATTCGGTACTAAATGTTTTACTAAATCCGTAACATCTAGTCCCTTCTTTCCATCTCCTCTTGTTAAAACTTTATGTAGGTTTCCCTCTAAATAAGTTAAAGCCACCGCTGCGCCGTCCAATTTAGGACTAACAATTACGGGTTTTTTATATAATTTAAAGGGGTCTTTTTCGTTTAATTCATTATCAAAGATTTTCTGTAATGAATACATACGAAATGTGTGGGGAAATCTGCCATCAGCACTTCCGACTTCTTCAAAGTTATGCAACTCTGCAAGTCTATCAAATTCTTCATCTGACATAAATGGTTTACCATTATAATATGCCATTGCTGCTCGCCTTAGTAATGCTTTTACATTTTCCATTTATATATTATAACAAATTTGTAAAGTAAAGTCAAGAAATAAATTTAACTGAGGTAAATTTCATCTAAAATATCTTTGAAGTGTGTTTCTAGGATACCCTTACTTTCTGCTAGCGATAAAATCTCGACTAAGCCTTCGAACAATGCTTTAGAGTTTTGAAAATCTAAAGGCATGGCTACGCCGTCCTTCGTAGGCTTGAAATCTCCGTCAAAATCTAAGTAGTATTTTCTAAGATGTATGTACTCTACATCTCGAAATTCATTTATAGTTAATCTAACCTGCTCTGTACCATCAGCATTTTCATAAATTAACTTTTCATAAACTTCTGGGGCTTCGTATATTTTCATTTGTTTTTAAGTATTGTACTTAAAGGTACAACACTCGTAACATTAGAGGGCTTTAATAGCCTATACGAATCAGTATCCCAACAAAATAAAAGAACTGTATCATTAGCTTCTCTCGCTCTATTCTTTTTATTTTGGATATACTTATTATCAAAGTCTAGGGTACAGACATTATACTTGATTTTTCTAGAATTTGTGCTTCTGTATGTTATTACTGCGTCACCGCAGTTTTTAACTGAGTCTTTAAACTCGTCTTTTTTCACTAATATACTCCATTACTATTAAGAAAACTCTTTCTTTAGTAATGGAAGTATTTAGTTATTTAATGCGTTAATAACACCTGCAAAATAAACAGCAGCTTTACCAGTCAGTTTATCAATAATGTCATCATCAATATTCTGTCCAGCATCACTTAAAGCATCTTTTAAAGATTGCTGTGAGTCTGCTTTACTTACTCTAGCGCCACCACCATTTGATGATTTAGCGGAACTAGTTGCAGGAGCTTTTTTAACATATACACCAGCTTTAGTTAAAATCATTCTAACACCATTAGGGCTTTCTCCTAAAGTGTCAGCTATTTCTTTAACAATCTCCATACTTGTTTCTGGAGTTGGTTCTTCTGCTGTGTATAAGCTAACGGCTTCGGCTTTACTTTCGTCAGTCCATGCCATCGTTTTTCTCCTTATTTGTTGTTGTTGTAAATTCTCGCTCTATCTCAGTAATAAGTTGATTACATTGGTCAATTTTATCCTGAGTTAAAGGTTGCCCAAAATTCATTTTTAAATAGGTTCTTAACCCATTTATTTTTTGTTTTACTTGTTCTTTCGAATGTATCATTATTCTAGGTCATTTTCGACATACTCAAGTTTTTCTTGAGCGTGTGCTGCTTTTTCTATTTCAGAATCTATTGCAGCCATTATATCGGGGTGCTCTCCAATACCTACAGACTTTCGCATATATACTTCTATATTTGCGTTAGCTCTAGCTATTTCACCTTGATAGCCCATTATTAGGGCGTCTTTAATTTGGTCTCTCATTTTTATTCCTTAGTTACTGCATTTACATATGCGATACAAAAATTCTTTCTAGCCTTATTACTTACTGCTATATGCGGTATGAATGGTACTAATGGTATCATACAAAACGCATAGATAATAAAAGCTAAAACCCTTCGTTTTATCATTAGATTACTCGGTTGTTTGTTTTCTATCATATACATACTAATAGACCATGTACGAAAAATCATCATAATCCAAGTACTAACATATGCAGAAACTATGACTGTCCATAGTCCCATAACTTCTCCTTTTACTTAAAGTTTAACGCCGTATTGTTCTAAGTGCTTTAAACTTCCTAAGTCGTAGGCTAATTGATGTGCGTTGAATCCTCCTGTCATATAACCAAAGTGGTCACTCCATTCAGTTTCGCCCTCAATTACCCAAATACTATATAAGCTACAACCATATTTTTCTTCATAGTTTACATACTTAATACCTGCATTTGCATTTTGGTACTCTTTAGTATATTTCTTTTTAATTACAGCTGGAGCGTGATAACTTGCTGACCAGACTTTTTCTCCTTCTTCAAAATTTTCACTTACACACTCATCTGGTAAGTAGGCGGGGCCTTTTCGTTTTGTTTTAGGTAGTTTCTCTGGTACTCCTACTCTGTCTAATATATTCTTAACAAAGGTAGTGCTTCTAAATAATCGTTTTGATATATCCGATATTGTTTCTCCATTCAAATAAGACTCAATAGCATCTTTAATTTCTAAAGTTGTAGCTTTCTTGCCTCTATTTTGAGATTTTCGTACTTCTCGGAAAGATACTGTTTCATTAAATTCATTTAATATTCTACCCAATCTCGTAGTATTATAACTTATATTTAACATTTCACAGGCTTCCTTTTTAGTTATCGGATTATCTTGATTAAGTAATGCTGATACTCTAGTAAGGTTTGCCTCGTCTAGTTTCTCTCCTGCTTTCTTTCTTATTCCTCTGACTGCCATTATAGTACCTGTGCCAGAATTATTACTTGCATAAATAAAACTATGACTGGTACTACAGTCCTCACTAACTCTAGTGAATATTTTATTCTGCTAATGTCTTTTTCTAGCCTTTTAATTCTCTTTGTCATTAATCTCTCCTGTTAATCTGCGTCGTAATTAAGTTGTCTATCGTATTCTATATCTTCTTCTTTTGCTTTTATTCGTTGTCCTATTAAAATAATTGCATAATGCATTATCTTATATAAGTCTCTGTCATCATATCCGTTTTTCTTTCCGTATCTCTGTGCATATTTCATAATGTTTCCTATACAGAAACCTTCTCCATGTTGTGCATCAAAAATAACTTCAGTTGCTTGAATTTTTCCTGAGCCATAATGCTTTTCATAAGTTGCATCAATATACTCTTTTAAGGACTCTATTACCTTGTCCTCTTTAAATTCGTATATCATTTTTTTCGTTTTTAAATTTAAAAATTCGTAGTTCATTTTTTTCTATTTCTTAATTCTCGGTATCTTTCTGATATAGTCTGGCTTACTTCAAAGTACCAGTCTGTCATCATTACCCAAGACACTAGAAATAACCATGCCATAAGTGAGAATATATACTCAAATATAGTGAATGGAAATAAAAATATGTCTAAAAAATTCATATATCTCCTTCTGCTCTAATCTCGCTTCTAACTACTTCAAAGCCCTCTGGGTATCTAGCTTCTAGTTTTCTGATATTTTCTTCCATAACTTGTTGTGGTGTATATCCTAGAGCTGTACAACCTTGTACCCAATACCAAAGCACATCTCCAAGCTCTCGCATGAGATGAAATCTTTCTTCTTCGGTAAATTCTTTTCCTTGAAAGACTATCTTTTTGATAATCTCGGAAAATTCTCCAGATTCGGCTTGCATGCCGATAGATGCTGTTAGGAGTTGAGAGAACTCTGCTTGATGATGTACATGTAAGTCCATTAGTCTATCAACTAATGTTTCTGTATGCAGACTTTCGTCAGATGTTGTAAATTTTACAAATTTACCATACTCGTCTAATCTTGCTTTTTCGTCTATAGTCACTAAATCTCCTAATGTGTTGTGTTATTGTATTTGTGCCATTTGGCTAACCAAATGTTTTGTTTTTCTTCCGACCAATGTGGTGGAAAACAAACTGTTAAATCGTCTCGTAATCTAAATTTAACTTTTTTCATTATTATATTATACTAAAATATGGAAGCTATGTCAAGAACTATTTTAACCTATGGTTTAAATGGATAGCTATATGGTTGAGGTGGTGAATGAAAATGGTGAAAGTGAGGGTTAGGATATATTAGCGGAAGAGCTATTAATGCTCCCGCTATTATAATTACTATTGTAACTCCTAACCATTCTTTCACTTCTTATCTTGTCCTGCTGTTGGTGCTTTGTGTGTTCCTGCATATAGTCCAAACCAAGCTGCGCCTGCTCCGACTAATACTGAAATTAAGCCTGACTGCTCTAGACTTGGTGTTGGTAAGTCCATAAACCAAAATGTTGCAAAATATAATAAAAACATATAAATACTTAAAAATATTCGAGGGAATATTCTCCAACTGTCTACCATTTGTGCTAGGAATATCCATTTTTGAAACGGATTTACGTTGCTAATATCCTCTAGTTCTCGTATTCTGTCTTTTAATTCCGACTTTTCTTGTAACAAAGCCATGAATTTATTAAGGTCAATTTCAACCTCATTTCTATCCATGTCTCCGCTGAATTGTCCTGGTGGCATTGACATTTCTTTTTTCTCCCAATCTAAAATGATATTCTCTTGATATCAAATTAGCCTCTTCCTCACTCATTCTGTAATACTGTATTAGAACTGCTACTGCTTGTGAGGGATTGTATTCTTGTTCTAATAGTAATGTTTTGTATAACTGACTCGGTTCGCCGTCGTCCATTTTTCTCCTGTTATCTTAGCCACTAGCAACCAGTAGTATCTATATCGTCTAGATACTTATTGCTAGAATCACTTCTGTCGACGGGCTCAATTTCTGTACTATAAATTTTTGTTAATTTATATCCAAAATCCCCCTCTTGTAAGGCTTGTGGTAACCAATCTTTTACCGCCTTATCGGTAACATCAGCTTTAGCTGTTATTGTTATTTTGTAGTCTTGTGTTTTCATATGATTGATATATCTACTGTTTGTTTTAATAAAAATTGTTTAACTAACCAGCTTTCATACTTAGTCATATATTCTTGTTTAGATAGTCTATTTCCTGCGGCATGAGGCGAAAGATTTTCTTCCTCATGGTCTAGCCACATACGACTACAAAAGCTTTCAAAGTCTTTTTCCCATTTTAAAAGGGCTTCCCAACCTTGAAAATCTTTTATATGCCTATTCCAGAATTTTCCTTTATAAGCATTATGTGATTTATCTACTATCTCTTTAATCGTCTTTTCCAATTTTCTTTCCTTCTGCGTTTAATCCTGCTGTACTTTGATACAACATTTTATCGTTAATTATTGTTACTGGCTTGTTTTCCAGCATTGAAAATGCTTCTGCTATGTACTCCTCTAAAGTCATTCCTCTTTGAGCGGCGTGCATACCACAATCATTTATAAAGTTATTTGATACTTCTATCATTTTGCCTTTGTATTTAAGTTTCATTAAATAAATTGGCCTCTGCTTCCCTTCTTTTTACTAAACCTGCGAGTACTTTTCCGCCTGCTTTGTTCCATCTTTTTATTTCTGTGCTTGCTGCGTTGTAGTTGCCTGCGTTTAGTTCTTTCAGTAAGGTACTGTTTTTGAAATTGGTTGGACCGAGATTGTATACCCATACTACTAGGGCATCAAATTGATTTTGTGTAAGTGGTACTGTTACCATGT